ACCAGATAACACATGAAAGTGAAAACAAGGGTTGACAAGCTTATCAAGGTGTGGTATAATAAAGGTACAAAGAAAGGAAAGGAGATCGCAATATGAAATCTAGAAAAGCGTTTTACATGGATAACATTGAAACCATAAGTCAATTAGAGGATAAAGTATTTGACTTGACAACTAAAATGGAACATGAGTGTGGTAAGCAAGATTTTAATGAAAAGTTGAATCAAGCGTGGTCATTATTATATGAGGTATGGAAAGAAAATAATTAAGGGGGGTATTTACATGAGTATACTTATAACTTTGTGGAATGGTCATTGCACACAGTTTGATGAATGTGATTCTATCGATTACACGTTAGGGTTAGTTAGAATATTTCAAAATAATGAGATCTATGAGTATGAAGAGGGCGGGATCAAAGAAATAATTTTCGTTAATGAATACACAAGGTCATACGCTATAGAACAGGGATATGAAGCATAGCTAACTAGGGCGCGTGGTTAGGCACGATTACAGTTTCAACGCTGTCCGCCCATTAGCACCTACATGGTGCAGAAACCAAACAACACTACAATAGAAAGAAGAGGTATTACTATGGCAAGAGAAAAAATGGTAACAAGGACAGTAACTCAGACAACGGCAGAAGTTATGACTATTGACGTAACAACGGCAGAAGTACAGATATGTGAGTACACTATCGGCGGTACATATGACACCAATGAAATTTTACTCAAAAAGCTCAAGAAGCTTTTCCAGACCGATACATTCAAGCTTGTAAACATCAACAGTACTAAGGTTGAGGATTTACTTCTTGGAATGACAGAAGAGGACTTTATCAGATACGCTACAGTCCTTCCACCTAGAAATACTAAAAATGCATAAAGTTAGTCAAAACTAACAAGGGTGCGTGGTTGGCACGGTTACAGTTTCAACACTGTACACCCTTTAGCACCAACAAGGTGTGGAAACTAATTAAAATAAAAAACAGAAAGAAAGAGGGAACAAAAATGAGTAAACACTATGTAAAGTTAGTAAAGGAAATGATTAAAGAGGACATCAAGGATCAAGTATCCATATCAGTGGTAAACGGTACTCTTGTGGTAGACATCTATGTAAATCACTGTTTATGCTGGCATACAGCTATACCGCGTATTGAATTACGGGCTAGTTCGTATATGACAGCGAAAATTGTGGCAGACACGATCAAAAATCAATATAAGCAGTTCATTTTGGATAAGTATTTTGTTCGGAAAAAATTCAAATAATACTTGACATTTAGATCGCCATATGCTATTATATAATTGTAGCAAGGTAATAAATAAAAAATCCAAGTTACGTTTGCCATAGGTGGTGTAGGCTTCAAACCCACTATGCCACCTACCCCCTTAGTAGGTGTAGTTTATTGGTAAAATGCGTGAATCTTAAATAAAACCTATCATCGCTCATTCACGTGAAACAGGTTCAATCCCTGTCGCCTGCTCTAGTACTTTATAGTACTAAACTATATCTTGACGTTTAAAAATAAAGAAAGAGAGGAAGAAAAAACATGGCAAGAGTACCAATGGTAACACGTACAATCATCACAACAAAAGTCAACGTAATGTGCTTAGACATCGAGACAGGAGAACCTTGTAACAAGTCTGTAGTAGTCCCACGTACTTACAAGGACGATGAAAAGCTTCTCAAGAAAGTGAAAGAAGTTCTTGAAACAGAAACATTGAAGCCAGTACACATTGTTGACAAGGAAGAGATTGAAACACTTTACGGTATGACAGAGCAGAACTTCATTGATCTCGCCGAAGTTCAGCCACCGAGAAAAGTAGCTGAAGAAAACGTAACAGAATAGCAGAAAAAAGAAAGAGGTAAAAAAAAGATTATGGTAGAAATTAAAGAATGTAGCAGAGAGTTTTCAGAAGTTGAGAAATATCTTATGACGATTGCACCGTCTATTATTACAATGAAAGACGTAGATGACAGTGAAAAGATTAGTGTAGATGGTTTTCTCTTTTTTGAAGATGTGAAAGAAAATACAGGTGAAAGCGTAGAACTTCTTTCTATCATCACACCAGAAAAGACTGTATATACCTGCCAGTCATCACCGTTTAAACGTTCGTTTAATGACATTGCAAGTATAATGAATGGTAAACCATTTACAATCGTAAAAACATCTGGAAAGACGAAAGCAGGGCGTGACTTTATCAACTGTGAGTTAGATGTAGAAAGTCTTAAGTAACCTATAAATGTTAACAGCGTGTACTTTAACCGGTACACGCTTTTTTAGACAAGAGGGTGATTTTTCATGGCAAAAAGAAAAAAGAAAGTATCAGCTTATACACGTAACAGAAACCGCATCAACAGCTACATAAGAAGATTAAACAAACAAGGTCTTATCACCGATATATATTTCCCAACAGAAAGAGAACTTAAATTGCAAGGAATTAAAGGTGCAGAGTTAACCCGTTACACCAATGAGTTGAAAAAGGTAACACCCGATTTCTTAAAAGGTGAAGCCATTACAATTCCAAAAACACCTCAGAACTTTAACGAAAATGGTGATTTAAAAGTCGGTGACGATGGTATGTTTAATAGGGCAGTAATAGCAGACATAAAAAATAACATATCACATTATCCTAAAGAGATAGCTGATAAAGTTACTTCTTTAATTGATCAGTTAATCACACAGCAGGGCATAGATGATGTAGTAGAAGCTATCATGTCAGCACCAGATTTACATTACTATTTGAATAAAAGTAAGTATGATAGTGAATCAGCATTGGAAGATTATGCTACAGGAATTATAAACGCACTACCTGATGCAAGTGACCAGTATAAAATGGACTTAGCTGACGCTTTCGAGTTCAACGAGTTAGGTTATACCATTGAAGATTAAAAAGTACAGATATTTTATGTGCGACTTTGAAACAACTGTTTACAAGGGACAAGAGTTTACAGAGGTATGGGCGTCTGCTTCTGTAGAACTATTCACAGAAGATGTCAAAATATTTCACTCAATAGACGAGCAGTTTAATTACTTTGTAAAGCAAGATTGCAATATCGTAGCCTATTATCATAACTTAAAGTTTGATGGATCATTCTGGTTGTCATATTTGATGATAGATAAAGGGTTCAAACAGTCATACAGAAAAACAGGTGAAGCTATAAACGAGGTAGAGTGGTTGCCAGAAAAATTTATGGAAAACAATTCCTTTAAATATAGTATATCAGATAAAGGAATGTGGTACACTATTATTATAAAGGTAAATAATAACTTTATTGAAATAAGGGATTCATTAAAGCTTTTACCATTTAGTGTTAAAAGAATTGGTGATAATTTTGGTACAAAGCATAAGAAGCTTGACATGGAATACACAGGTTTTCGATATGCAGGGTGTGAGATAACAGCCCGTGAAAAAGAATACATTGCTAATGATGTTCTTGTTGTTAAAGAAGCACTTGAAATTATGTTCAATGAGGGACATGATAAACTAACAATAGGTTCTTGTTGTTTGGAAGAATACAAAGAAATTTGTAAGAAATCACTTAAGAACCAGTTAGAGTACAAGGAAATGTTTCCAGACGTGTATAATGTGAGTATTAACCCTGCAAAATACACATACGAAAACGCAGGAGATTATATAAGAAAATCATACAGAGGTGGTTGGTGTTATTTAGTAAAAGGAAAAGAGAACCAGATAAAAACAAACGGAACTACAGCTGACGTAAATTCACTGTATCCATCAATGATGTCATCTGAATCTGGAAACAGGTATCCTATTGGTAAACCTTGTTTCTGGAAAGGAAACTATATTCCAGACGAAGCTATAGCAGATAATAAGTATTATTTTGTTAGAGTTAAAACAAGATTTTATATCAAGAAAGATAAGTTGCCATTTATCCAGATAAAAAGTTCTTACTTATATAAAGGTACAGAAGCATTGGAATCGTCAGATATTTACGACAGTAAAACAGATTCTTACTTTTCATTCTATAAAGATAAGGACGGTATATTGAGGGATACAAGGGTTGAATTAGTCTTGACAATGACAGATTACCAGTTATTGAAAGACCACTATGATTTAGTTGATTTTGAAATACTTGATGGTTGTTGGTTTTATGCCTTAACAGGTATCTTTGATGAATACATTGAAAAGTACAAACACCAGAAGCTTGTTAGTAAAGGTGCATTGCGTGAGTTAGCTAAGCTTTTTCTTAATAATCTATATGGAAAAATGGCATCTAGTAAAGATTCATCGTTTAAACTGGCATATGTGAAAGATGATAAAACAATTGGATTTTTACCTGTTACAGAATCAAACAAGAAAGCAGGATATATTCCTGTCGGTTCAGCTATCACAAGTTATGCAAGAAACTTTACTATCAGAGCGGCACAGGCGAATTATCATGGTGTAGATAACCACGGTTTTATTTATGCAGATACAGATAGCATACACTGTGATTTACCACCAGAAGAAATAGTTGGTATCAAGGTGCATGATAAAAACTTTTGCTGTTGGAAATTGGAGTCATGTTGGGATAAAGCAATATTCACAAGACAGAAAACCTACATTGAGCATGTAGTTGCAGAGAATCTTGAAACAATTGAAAATCCATACAACAATATAAAGTGTGCAGGTATGCCAAAACGTTGCAAAGATTTATTTGAATTATCGCTGACAGGTAATGCAGATAAAAGTAAAGAATGGAGTGATGAAGAAAAAGAATTTCTATTTGATAAAGATAACAATCCTATTAAACGTGATTATAGTTCATTTAAAATAGGTTTGAAAGTACCTGGAAAATTACGACCAAAGAGGATACTTGGTGGCGTATTGTTAGTAGATACATCATATGAAATGAGATAAAAAACAGAGGAGGAACTAAGTTCTTACCCTCTGTTTTATTTATATCTATAACTCATGTGTTAATCATTGCGTTCAGCGAAAACGACAAGTAACACAGGCTCTATACTTTCAAGAGTGCTATCCTATGTTCTCAATGTTAATCGCATGAGTAGATATACCTAGTAACTAAGTGCGCTTAATGTGGCTTCTTTACATCTTAAATCTTTAAACCTAAAGCAACCGCGCTCAAACAAATATCGAAGATTATTCAAAAAGAAATCGTTACGTTTTAACATAACATAATTGATTTCGTGATCGTCAGTAGTTACACTGATTTTTAAACCAAAAGTGCGGTCTGGTCTGTCATCGCAGTATAAGTACCCATTTTCAGGAAATTCCCTTATACCGAACTCACAACCTTTATATTTAAGTGTGCAAAGGTATTTATTTTTTCCAGTAGGTCTTTCAATAAAACTCTGGTTATCATTCAAATAAACACATTCACTACTATATCCAACATAACTGTCTTTCTTAAAAGCTCGATTAAATCCGCTAGTTTTCTGTGCTTCACTTGCTGATTTATTAAATCCCTGTTCTAATACAAACCCGTCGCCACGTAAAAATTTTGTGTCTTTATGTAGTCTAGCACTTATTTCCATTTTTGTGTAATATGGATTGATAAGACTGACAGGGTTCGCAATCATATACACAGGCACATAACGAACCTGTTCGCCCTGTCCTCTTGCAATAGATGTATGAATACTGATAAACTTTCTTACTTCATCAGGACAGTAGTGATTAGATTCGCTTTGAAATTCATCAAACTCTAGCCTAGAAATATCAGCAAATAAGTGACTATATTTTTTTAACTGGTCAGCACTGTTTAAACTGATAGCGTAGCCACAGCTTTTTTCGTCTAAGAATAACTCGTGGAAGATTCCACTTGCACGTCTTTTTGATGTCATAGTATGACCTGTGAAGAACAAACTACCTATATCTTTATAGAATTTATCTACCACATTATCAAGTTCATAATTATAACGGTAAATAAGGCCAAACTTTTCGTCTTTATCAAGAAATCTGTTTATACACAGCCTACTAAAATAGGTTGTCTTTCCCGCACTTCGGTTGGAAGTAACCATATAGATTTCTGGTTTATTCCCGTTGATATCTAACATTGACAATAATTTAGTACCGTCATAATATTTTGGCATATCAAAAATCTCCTTTCCATATTTAATTATATCATACCCATTGATTTTTTGCAAGTATTGTGATATAATAAAATTGAATTAAATAAGAAAGGAGATGCCATGGAGAACTTATATCCAATCTTTGTAGCGTTAGGGTTTAACGCCCTAGACGTAGTAACAGGAATCGTTTCAGCAGTAAAAAATAAAGGCATTAAATCCACCAAACTACGTGATGGACTTTTCAAAAAAGTGGGTTTTATTTTCTGTTATTTTACGGCGTGGTTAGTTGACGGGTATGGAGACGTTATAGGGTTCAAGCTAGGTGTAGCAATATTACCAGTTATTGTTCTTTATACATGTACAACTGAGCTTGTTTCGATACTTGAAAACATAGCAAAGATTAACTCAGACCTTTTACCAAGTAAACTTATGGAACTTTTTCACGTTTCAAACACCAGAAAGGAGTAACAAATGGGTGACATTAACAAAGCTGTTTCTTTCATGATTAACACAGCAAAGGACAATATTCATGGTTATGACCAACAGCACAGAAACGGTCCAGATTATGACTGTAGTTCACTGGTAGGGACAGCATTATACTATGCAGGTTTTGCTGTTTCACCGTATTCATGGACTGGTAACTTAGAATCACAGTTAAGAAAAGCAGGGTTTGTCGATTGCAAATCACCATGGAAAGCAGGTGATATTCATTTAAACAGAGGAAACCACGTATGTATGAGTATCAATGAAAACCAGATAGTTGAAGCGTCAATCAACGAAAAAGGAACAGCCACAGGAGGTAAAACTGGTGATCAAACAGGTAAAGAAATTCGCGTCACTTCCTATTATAACTATTATCTCGGTTGGGATTTACACTTGCGATTTACTGGTGTAAACACAAACAACAATAAACCTTATCCTATTGAAGAAATAGCTCGACAGGTTGTTGCAGGTAAATGGGGCGTAGGTATCCAGAGAAGAAGACTCTTAGAAACAGCAGGTTATAATTATGACGAAGTACAAAGCTATGTAAATAGACTCTTTACAAAAGGTGATTACAAGTCGAATGGAGAAGTTGCAAGAGAAGTTATCAAAGGTGTGTGGGGCGTAGGAAAAGAAAGAAAAAACAGACTTGAAAAAGCAGGTTATGATTATAACGAGATTCAAAAACTCGTTAATCAGATGTTAGGTTAATTCAATGCCAGACATTAACAAAGCTTATTCATGGGCAATCGAAACGTGTAATGCCCCTAACGTGGGATACAGTCAGTCATATAGAAACGCCCAGACCGTAGGTGGTATTACATATTACGATTGCAGTTCTTTTATCAACTACGCACTCTTAGCAGGTGGTTTTTCAACACCGAATTATGCACCAAAGTATAACGCATTTACAACTTACACCGAAGCAGACGTTTTACTTTCACTAGGTTTCAAGGAAGTTGATGCAAGCGGTGAATACTTACCGGGTGACATTGGTCTTTCAGTTTCCCATACAGAAATGTGCTATAAAGGTGGCAAAGGAAAAGGCGTATTCATGGGGGCGCATACGGACAATGCACCGTTAGCACATCAAGTTAGCATAGGTTCAACAACTGGAGATCAAAATTATGAATCATCATTCCCACGCTTGTTTAGATACGGTGAAGGTGGTGCATCTGGTTACGGATGTAGTGCATACGTTGTATCAGCAATATGTGGTAATATGTGGCAGGAAAGTGGCGTAAACCCGGGTATGTGGGAAGGACAGAATGTCAGTTCATTTACCGCTTTAAATGTTGGTTTTGGACTAGGACAATGGACAAACACAGGAGGTAACACACAGGGTAGACTTTATCAGTTGCATGAATGGCTTCAATCAAATGGATATAGTGACGATGATGGTATCGGACAGTTAAATTATTTAATTCATGAAAATGTGTGGTATTCCAGAGATGAAGCTAGTCAATATGCTACGTTAACAGATTTTCTTACTTCCAGTAGTACAGATTTAGCTGAATTAACTCATGCTTTTAATGTAGGGTGGGAAGGTATACATGATCACACATGGGATTTCCGTGTAACCTACGCAGAAAAATGTTACGACTTTATTACGAAACATGCAAATGATACTTCAATTAACAAATGGTTTTCAAAAAATGAATTCTTATCAGTTGATGAAAGACTAAACAATGCTGTTCTTATCTACAGATTCTTATCGGCGGGTGGTGGGGGTGGCGGAACGCACACTACAAAAAAGAAATCAATGCCAGTTTGGATGATGCTAAAATATCATTATTAAGTTGAAAGGAGGTGATTAAATGGCAGTAAAAACTAGAGAAGAAATTCTGGAAAGTTTCAAAACAAGGTTAGGAGAAAATCCTGATGATGAAGCCATTTCGTTTTTAGAGGACGTAACTGATACACTGGACGACTTTGAAAAAAGAGCAAATGGTGACGGTACGGACTGGAAAAGCAAGTATGAAGAAAACGATGCAAATTGGAGAAAGAAATACACAGAAAGATTTTTCTCAGATGAACCAGAACCAAACCCAAAACCAGAAACAAAACCAGAAACAGATGATACCCCGAGGACATTTTCAGATTTATTTAAGGAGGACTAACAAATGGCTAGAAGAATTGCCAACAGTACATTAAACGCTACAACGCTTGACATTTTAAATGTTATTCGTCAGAACGCTTCATTGGAATATCAGAGCAATGTACCTACAGTTACTAAAGATACAGATATCCCTAAAGTGGGTGAGATTATTTACGGAACACCTGCATTTGCTAACCAGTTTCTTAACGCATTGGTAAACAGAATCGTTATTGTAAGAGTGCAGTCAGCTAACTTTAATAACCCGTACTCAATTCTTAAAAAAGGATATCTTGAGTTCGGTGAAAGTGTAGAAGATATTTTCGTATCTATTGCTAAGGTTGTTGAATACACACCAGAAAAAGGAAATGAAAGAGAGTTCAAGAGAACACTTCCAGACGTTCGTTCAGCATTTCATGTAATGAACTGGCGTGTAATGTATCCTGTTACCATTCAGGATGAAGATTTAAAACAGGCGTTTTTATCAATTGATGGTGTACAGAATCTTATTGCACAGATTGTGGATAGTGTATACACAGCCGCACAATATGACGAGTTTCTTTTATTCAAGTATCTGCTGATTAAAGCTATCTCACACGGTAAAACCTATCCGGTTTCTATTGGAGCAACAGGTAACCTGCAAGAAGCCGCTATTAGATTCAGAGGAATGTCAAACCTTTTACCTTTTATGAGTAACCAATATAACGATGCAGGTGTGAAAACATGTACACCAAAAACTAGACAGGTTATCTTTATGGATGCCGTGTATAACGCAAGATATGATGTTGGGATTCTTGCCGGGGCATTTAACATGGATAAAGCTGATTTTATGGGTAGATTGTTTCTAATTGATAACTGGACAACCTTTGACAATGACAGATTTAATGTTATTCGAGCTAACTCTGATGGTATCGAAAAAGTTACTAATGAGGAACTTGCACTGTTAAAAAATGTAAAAGCTGTTATTCTTGATGAAAACTGGTTTCAGGTTTATGATAACAACAACAAGTTTACTGAGAAATATATAGCCTCTGGTCTTTATTGGAATTATTTCTACCACACATGGAAAACAGTTTCATCAAGTCCATTTGCTAATGCTATCACATTTGTAACAGATGAAGCTACTTTCACATTACCGGAAAGCATTACTGTACACGTTGGGATGAAAGATGAAACAGATGATGCTACAGTGTTCACACTTAACGCAGAATTTGAAGAGGCCAGTCTTGAGCCACAGTGTGTAAACTTTGTACAGACTAAAGCGCTTACAGACGCAGGTATCGCAGTTCAGCCTTACGGTGGTGTTATGATTCCTAAGAATCAGATTGCTACAGATTTTACTCTGATAGCAGATATTAACGGAACTAAGTACAAAGCTACTACGACTATTAGTGGTGCTACAACTGTTGACACAGTTATTACCTTAACTAAAGGGTAATGCTAAGGGTGTGTGATGGTATAATGTTACTACCACACACCCGTTAGAAAGGAATGTATTATGTATATAAATCCTCAGACTAATATAAAGTTACTAAAAGATGTACCACTAGATACAACATATGACCACACATTATGGTTTGACAGTATGAGCGCGCAGTTTGGTTATTTCAGTGCATTGACTAAGTACAATATGAATAACTATAGTTATCAAAGAGTACAAAAAGGTGTAGCAAGAGTTGGTATTAACGCTGACAGTCTTTATGACTGCAACTACATGATGTTTCAAAATTCAGCTTATGGAAATAAGTGGTTTTATGCATTTATTACAAGTGTTGAATATGTAAATGACGTTACATCTAATATCAGTTTTGAAATTGATGTCATGCAGACATGGTTATTTGATTGCTCACCAGATTATTGTTTTGTTGAAAGAGAACACTCGGAAAGTGACCAGATAGGTGCTAACATTATACCAGAGAATCTTGACACTGGAGAATATGTATACAATGGGTACGGTAAATTAACTAAAGCACTTGACCCTTTGTGCATTATATGCATGATTTGTGACACCGCAGAAGACCCAGACGGAACGTTATATGATGGTATTTATGGGGGTTGCACATTATTTGCTTACAATGTAAATAAAAAAGGTGTTTCAGCTTTAACTAAAAAATTGCAAAGTTATAACCAAAAACCAGACGCTATTGTAGGTCTTTACATGTGTCCTGTTATAGCTACAGGTGAAGCTATTCCTGATGACGGTCTACAATTACTGTTTTCAAAAGGAGCTTTTGGGTTTGACATTTCTGTTCCTGCATTAACAACACGTGATACACTTGACGGGTATAAACCTAAAAATAACAAACTGTACACTTATCCATATAACTATTTATCAGTAGAAAACGGAAAATCTACAGCTAGTTTTAGGTATGAATTTTTTAACAATTTAACCGTAGCACTTCATGTTGATGTTCCAGTAACTATGCCTATTCAAGTAGCATTAAGACCAAACGGATACAAGGGTAGTAAGGTGGGTACAACTCTTAACGGTGAATCATTGATACTTGACGATTATCCAATGTGCAGTTGGTCTACTGATTCATTCAAAGCGTGGTTAGCACAGAACGCACTCCCGTTAGCTACAACAGCAACGGCAGGTGCATCTGCATTAGGATTGTCTGCCTTAGGTGTAAGCTTTCCACCACTAGGTGTACTAGCAGGTGTTGGAACTGTGATGAATCTATTATCACAGGGGTATAAGGCATCTATTGCAGCTGATGTAGCTAGGGGTAATATTCACAGTGGTAACGTTGATGTAGCAAGCGGAAAGAAAACATTTTGGGGTGGTAGAATAAGTGTTAGTCACCAATATGCAAGAATGATTGACGATTTCTTTACTAAGTTTGGATATGCTACTAAGAGGGTAAAAATTCCTAATCGTAACAGCAGACCACATTGGAACTATGTAAAAACTGTTAGTGCTACAATGACAGGGAGTGTGCCGTCTGATGATATGAAAAAGATATGCAGTATCTATGATAATGGTGTAACATTCTGGAAACATGGGTATGAAGTTGGTAGATATGACCTAGACAATAGTCCAGTGTAATAAGGTGGTGATAAAGTGGGACGAAGAAAGCATGACATTTTTGACGAAAGTATGGTGTTGAACAACCTTACTTATCGCCAGTATTTGAACAGATTAACAGAACTTGCTATATCCATGTTTGAATGGAAGAATTTACCAGATACAGTTGACGCAAGATATCTTGAATTACATTTATTTGAAACTGGTTGTATGGTTTATTTCAAAGACGATGTGATAGGGGACTTGTGCTTAGATTGTGTTGTTAATGGTAGACTTGACGTTTATGGTGACCCATTGTTAAGAAGAGCGTACAGTGGTTACAACAATTACCAAAAGTTACTATCTTATAAAGACAGCGTTATTATCTGGAATAATTATCTGCATAGTAACAGCGTTCTTGACATTGAAATGTTTGCAAGAAGATTATACAATATTGATAGAATTATTGATATCAATGCAAACGCACAGAAAACGCCTGTGTTGGTACAAGGTAATGAAAAGCAAAGACTTACTCTTTTAAATCTGTATAAAGAGTATGACGGAAACGCACCTTTTATTTTTGGTGACAAGAATCTGGATATTAACGCCTTAAAAGCACTTAGCACTAATGCACCATATGTATGTGATAAATTATACCAGTTAAAAACACAGATATGGAATGAAGCGTTAACTTATCTAGGTATCAGTAATATCAATATTCAGAAGAAAGAAAGGTTAATAACCGATGAAGTTACACGTAACCAAGGTGGTACTATTGCTAGTAGATATAGTAGACTAGAATCACGCAGACAGGCTGTTGAAAAAATAAATGATATGTTTGGTACAAATATCGAAGTCAATTATCGTGAAGATTTTCAACAGGTTGGTGACGATGATATAGCAGATAACGCAGGTAAAGCAACGACGGGCGGTGAAGAAAATGAGTAAATACACGACGGAAGTTAGGTACATTTGTGAAACTGATAGTGGATTAGATGAAAGTGTTGGATTTAACTCTGTAGATGATGTTATTTCAAAATCATGGGACAAGATTTTTACAAGTAAAGTACCTTTCTTTGATGAAAATTATAGAAAGATACTTTGTTGCAAAATCTTAAAGCATTATTATTTAAGAGAAATTTGCTGTGAAACTGTTGGCATCTGGAAACTTTGGGTTAATACTAAGTTGGAAGAAATCATGCCGTACTATAATCAGTTATATGAAAGTGCTAAGTTAAAGTTTGATCCGTTTCATGATGTTGACTTAACCAGAAAACATAACAGAACTGAAAACGAAAAAAGGGCAGACAATAGAAGCGGAAATGTTAGCATAGATGTAAACAAAACACAGACAACAAGTAGTAATAAAAATAGTAATGCAAACGGAGAAGAAAAGAACTTGTTTAGTGACACACCTCAAGGTGGTTTAGTTGGTGTTGATAACCAGACTTATCTAACAGACGCTAGAAAGATTAACACCACAAAAAGCGAAAATGAAAGTGTAAGCAGTAACGCTACTGAGAAAACTGGTGGTAGTTCTAAAGATAGCGAACAAAGTAGCGGTAATGTTGACACTACAGAAGATTATATCGAAACTATTGTGGGTAAGCAAAATTCAGAAAACTACAGTTCGTTAATCATGAAATATCGTGAAACTTTCTTGAATATTGATATGCAGGTTATTAAAGAATTTGACGATTTATTTTTTGGTTTATGGTAGAGTAGAAAGGAGTAATATATGTTTACAGACGTAGAAACACTTAGATATTGGACTTTAAAGGTGTTACCTTTAGTGTACGATGACTCTCTTAGTTATATGGAAGTGCAGGGTAAAATCGTTAAAAAGTTAAACGAGCTGATTAAGAACAATAATGAGTTACCAAAATACATTAGAGAACTCATTAAAACGTACATTTCCAGTGGTGAGATTAACAACATTATTGCAGAGATTTTAAGTGATTATATGCTTAGTGTTAAAAATCCACCAGAAAATTTAAAACCTGCTGTTGGTGATGGCTCAGCAGATGATACCGAAGCTATTCAAGGATGTTTGGAATATGCTAAAGCTCATAACGGTATGTGCGTTTACTTCCCGAGTGGTGCTTATCTTACTGGTACATTAACACTTCCTGAAAATAGTGATGTTACCATGTTTGGGCAAGGGAGATATGTGACCAGATTGGTGCTTAGAGGTGGAGTTACAGAACCTATGCTCAAAGGTAATGTTAAGACACTAACGTTGACAGGCCTTACGTTTGATGGTAATGGGGATATACAAGTAAATAATGTTGATCTTATTGAGTGTACTGGTGTTAATATTAGTATCTCACAGTGTATTCTTACTGATGGGTTCACCTTAGCTAAACTTACCTCTAGTAATAATATACAGATTAGCCATACAGTCTTTGACCACGCTATTGAAAATGCTTTGACTATAAGTGGTACGGGAGATTCTAATTGCAGTGATGTTACTTTCAATTCTATTTCTACTTTAGTTGGAAAGGAATTTATTAAACTTGATTCTGACAATAATGTTATTATATGTACTGTTACAAGTGATGCAACAAAACTACTCACTATTAACGGCAATGATAACTATGTTGAAATTAACGGTGTTAGAAATTATACAACCTATGTTGATAATGGTCAAAATAACATTGTTAAAATTGCAAGAAGTGTTTACAAAGGAAGTATTAAACAGTTAGATATTAGAGGTGAAAACGCTAATATCTCTTATACAAAAAGCGTATTAAACGGGCAAACAAAGACTGAAAATTATACTGGTGATGTTTCTTTAAATTCTGGTGGTAAGAATAAAACTGAGTGTCAAACAAAAGAAGAAATTGTTAACGGTGATATAACAGAAAGTGCAGTAAATAAAACAGAAAACTATACTGGTGATGTTACTAGTACTGGCGTAAATAAAACAGAAACATACATCGGTAATGTTGCTACTACTGGTGTAGATAAAACAGAAACATACAGTGGTGATATTACTACTAATGGAAAATCAAATACAGAAACATACACGAGTGATGCAGATGTAGAAGCAAACATTCACACTATTAAAACAAAAACTAGCAAAGTTGAAATTGGTGTACAAAAAAATGAAAGATACACTGGTAGTGTTAACCATGAATATGGGAGTGTTAGTGAGACTGTAACAGGGAACTCAACAGAAAATTGTAATACTAAAACAATAAAAGCGTCATTGATTGACCTAAATTCAACCAACCCAATGAAATATAAAACACCAGTGCAGTTAGAAACAACAGAGTTCTTTAGCTATATACCTATGCAAGACCGAAATGAAAATATAGTCAAGGTTCTAACAGCAAACAATAAGACACCACTTATTTCATCTACTATAGCAAATAATGTCCTTATTATCGGTGACAGCTACGCCGAGGGTTACACGCCAGACGGTAATGTAAAAGGATTTCCTACTTTAATGGGCGAGTATGCAGGATGGACAGAAGATGTTGATTTCTGGAAACAATATGCAGGTGGTGCAGGGTTCGTCAGTGTAGGTAGTCTCGGTAAAAATTTTAAAGACCTTATAACTGATGCTTTTAATAGAATGACAGACGTACAACGCTTATCAATTAAAAAAATACTAATAGCAGGCGGATGGAATGACGCTGTTTCATCCACAGCTTCTATCACAACAGCTATTAAAGGTACAATCGATAAAGCTAAACAAATGTTTAAAAATGCTGAAATTTACATCGCTATGATTGGATGGAGTGGCAATTATGATAAGCGTGAGCAGATTGTTAAAAATGTAATTCCTGCATATACAAGGTGTGGAAAATATGGTGCAAAATATATTACAAACTCTGAATATATTATGCATAACTATGGTGGTTTTGCTAGTGACAATAATCACCCTAATAGTGAGAATCAAGACTTGCTAGCTACCTACCTACTTGATGGTATCAGAAGTGGAAGTTGTGACGTACAGTATAAGCAGAACTTACCATATCATGTTAACAGTGCTGTTGCTAGCAGTATACCTAGCTTAGGTGAAATCTGTATGTCAAATGGTACGATAACATGGAATGTTGGACGTTTCTATATTAACTTTGCAGATATCCACATTGGTGGAGGGGAAATTCCTGTCATAGCAACTGTAGATCATGACTGTTTAGTCCGTGGCGGTAAATCAGAAACAAACATGTTTGGCGGAGTTGTTAGCGGGTATATTCAAAAAAAGGGAACAACAGATATATTCTATGAGTTTAATGGTGCTATTACAATTGATAATGGACAAGTAAGACTGTCATTTAACAACATCAAAGATGACCATACTGGCTATCAAGAATTTAATAATGTTACATTTGCCAGACTTGATATGGGAACAGTTTGCTGTACATCTCTTAGCTGTTAACGATGTGAGGAGGTTGCACGTGTTTAGGTACACGTGTGCCTTCTCTTTTTTGTACAACTGGAAAAGGGGGTTGAACTTTAATGGGG